AAAAGGTATGCTAAGGCGCCCATCTGCAAGTAATGCAGACAAAAGCGGCCTATCTAACAAGTGTGTTAGAACATAACTTAGTTTATCTTCAGCTACCGGAACGTGGAACTCGAAAAGGAGTCTTTCGTCTAGTGCTGAATGCTTCCATAAATCTACAAATATGGAAGGGGGTAAAGCAAACTTGAATGAGTGCTTACCCATAGTGAAATTTGTGAGGTCATTCCCATCAATATAAAAGATGAGATTCTCTCTAATTCTTAAAGCCAAGCAGGGAGCCTTGACTTCAAGAGTTGGTTCCTTCATATCAATAAGATAGGAAGGTAGGGTTTTATTCCTAATGAATTTGCGGGTATAGCTAGAATAGCCAGACCCTGGGAACTTCTCGTTTAATTGGAGAGATAATTCCACAAGTGGATTTAAGTGTTCCATCGTGCGAATGATAAAAGGTTAAATAAATCGTCAGGTCCAGGGGGAGTGAATAAGGCTTTAGTATACTCACTACGAGCCCTGATTTGATCGGCCTCTAAGAAATCAAGGGCCAATCCTTTTTCCTTTAGGAAGGCAATGACTGCTGCAGCTGAGGGGTCGAAGGCTGCACGTTCTAAGAGGTTAGTCATCACTGAATCTCCCGACGTTGATTCAGCGTATTGCTGGATGGCCCTTATATCACCATGTGTTAACATTGGAGTACCTTGGAGCCATTCCTTTTTATGTTCAATTTCTTTCACATAATCAAAATGGGCTTCATAAATACCAAAGAGCCTGGGCCAGTATTTGCTAAATAGCGGGTGTCCGTTTAAACCTATTAAACGGGCTCCTAATCCAAGCTTATGAATGGCATTGGGCTTACCATTACCATTATCCTCATTCCCGCATGTTTGTTGAACATTACGTGAAAAGGGCTTGGATCTTTTAGATACTGTACCAACAGGAAGGAAATGCTTCAAGAAAGTACTCCCCGCCTTAACCTTAGCGATGATTCCTAGTTTAGCGGCTGAGGCTTTGAACTGGTCAATATCAATATCCTTGTCAGTTGTGAATAGAACGTCATCCGATTGTACAAGTATTACAAAATTCCCTGAGAATGCACGTTCTACTAAATCGGGGTGCTGCTTACTGAGGCAATAAAGCACAATAGTACGAGAGATTATTGAACCTAGCTCAGAAGTAGGTAAGAGGCCAGACATAAGAGTCACATTATGCCTAAAATAGGACACGGAATCTGTGACACCTAGGA